TCATCCCAGTAGTGCCGCCAACCCCAGACATTGCTTTTTCCATGCCCTGTTTTTCAGATTGCTCCGCTTCTAAACGCTCTTTTTCTTTCTTCCTTCTTTTTTTATCTTGAATCCTATTAAGAGCATCCACTCCAAGACCCAACCCTCCGGGAAGCTTGCCTTGAGTTAGCGCATATACTGGACTAATAGCAGATAATAATTCTTTTTGATTCACTACCTCTTCCTCAACCTTGATTGTTTCTTTTTTCTCTTCTTTTTAGCAGGAGAGCTGCTAATTTGCTTTTTCTGTTGCGCTCGACTAATAGCCATCACTTCTTACCAAACTTTTGCTTTTGAGATTTAGGGGGCGACTTTTTGCTGCCACTAGGCCCACTCCAGAAAGTTTTATTTGCCCAGTAAGCAGCACTTGTTGGCCCTTTGGCTATATTTTTTGCGTGGCGAGCCTTGAAGCTCTTACGAGCCTCTTTGGAGTAGTTATGACCCATCTTCTGATCACCAAACCGGATGATCTTCATTTTGCTACCGTCACGCACCGCAACAACGGCTTTTTTGGTAGGATGCTTTGGAGTTCTCTTGACTTTATTTAAGCCAGAAAGCCCAACCTTTTTCAGCCTATTTTTCTCAGCGTCAGTTAAGCTCATCTCTTTCTAGCCCTGTTCTTTGACTTAGACTCAACGCGAAGGTTCTTACGCTTATTGTTAAGGGTGTTCCCATCTTTATGATGAACATCCTTACCGTCACCCTTTTTAACTTTACCAACAGCGGTCATTTTACGCCTTGCAGCGTTGCGCCCCGCACGACGCTTCTTCTGATCAGGCTTTGAATGAAAGCTTTTATATTCTTTCTTGTAATTCCTAGCCACAACTATCGCTAGTATCTTTTGCGAACCTGCATAATGATGTTATACACATCACCACTAGAATGCCCTACTGTAGTGAACTTAATGTCTCCAGTAGTGCCACTCGCCTCTGTATCAGGAATACCGCTAAAGTCGGTGAAATCAAGCGTGTCAGAAAAGTCTGCGTTTAACTGCCAAGCAAGCACATCAGTAGTTGCGTCAAAAAATATCTTTACACCCATACCGACGCATGAGTAATAGATCTTTTGGATGACAACAGAAGTACAAGCTGCGCCAGTCATAGGGTCAGCGGTGAGCGATGATACGTCAATCTTTGTGACTGCACTCTCACCACTACCATCACTAACATTTGTAAACCTGAAAATGGCGGTGCTGCCGCCATCTTCAATGGTTTGAGTTGCTACTGCATCAGCCATAATTGCCTCCTACTATTGGTCAGCAAATGCGGGGGCAGTTGTACTCGTAACATTCCCAAAGATTTGGTAGTTGGTAGTGTTCAGGCCAATGATTGTCACATCAAAACCAGCAGGTACATTCAATTGAATGCTGCTGTTTGAGTTGCCATCAGAAAAGACTGAACTAACTTCATTACCGTCTGTGTCTAAGAATGTAACACCACCAATATAAAAATTAGTGTTGCCGGGGGTAATGATGAGCGCATCAGTTGCGTCAGCGGCACCACCTGCATAAATAAACCTAAATACAGACCCAGCAATAGGCGCTGGCAAAGTGTAGGTGTTGTCTTGTCCACCATCTGGAACCAGCAGTATTCTTCCGCTGTGAGTGGCGTTAGTTAAGGTTACGTTGCCATCAGCAAGGCTAACGGGGCCGTCACCGATAGTTGCAACTTCAGTAATAGCACCAGAGGTGCTGTCTTTGCTTACAGTTTTGAAGGTGCTTTCAGAACGGACTGCACCCGTGAAAGTCGTAGTACCCATTGTAATCTCCTGTCTGGGTTAGTCTAAATGTTTCATGTGAAACAATTAGTCAGGAAAAGAACAAGGGCTACCCGAAAGCAGCCCTGTTCAAAGTTACGTCACTCTAGCTAGAGCCGGGAGATCCGTAAATTCCCAACGGATCTGATACGCCGAAAGAGTATCGCTCGCGAGCTTTATAGCGCACGTTACCCGTATCAAAGTCTCCGTCCATGCTCGTTTCTAGAGCAGTACGCTCAAACATCTTCATGCCATTCGGTACATCAGTGATGATGAAGAAGGCATTACTGTCAGTCAAATAATGATTGACAGCATATCCGCCGGGGATTGCACCCATGTTGCGGATAGCGTTGATGTCGTTGTCAGCAGTACCAACACGCTGAGTGGTTTCAAGCAGACGATCTGCTGTAAACATCAGTGCGGGAGGAACAACCAAGCTACGAGGACGGGCTGCGATAAGCAGACCACGCTCATCGGTGAACGCCGCAATCTCAATGATTGCTTGCTCAAGCGATGTTTCGTTCAAGTCAGCACCAG